AAACGCTACTTTTGCAGGTGATGTTAAATTACTTGGAGCAAGTTCTTATGCAAGAGATTTAACTTTTGCACACGGAGCAACTAATTATTACTGGAGAATGGGATATACTGATGCAAGTAATGGTAATACTCTTGCTTTTATAAATAGAGATGGTGGTTCTGAGCAAGAAGTAATGAGGATGGATTATAATAAACGAGTAGGTATTGGCACGACAAGTCCTGCAAGTTTACTTCATATAGAAAGCGACTCAGCTGACCCTACGCTACGAATTACAAATAAAACTGCTGCTGCAATTAATACTGGGCCAGATATAGAATTTTGGAATAATCCTTTTACTGGTAGTACAACTAACTCTTATGAGTCTGGTGCGATACGAGTTCGCAAAACTAGTGGTTCTGATAATAACCACGACCACTATATGTCCTTCGAAACAAGAAAAAATAGTCCAGAAGGAATAAACGAGCATATGCGTATCACATCTGCTGGCAACGTAGGTATAAATGAAACAAATCCAAGTGGAAAACTTGAAATTGTAGGCGCATCTGATGACCAATTATTTCTTGATAGTAATTCTGCTACAGCTAATACAGGTATTTTCTTTAAAGAAAATGGTCAAGATAAATGGGAAGTCTATCATCGTGGAGCAACAGAAGATTTTAGAATTTACAATTATGTTAATAATAGTTTTGATTTTGTAATTACATCTGATGGTGTTGTATCTACTTCTGGAGATTTTCAGCCTGGTGCAGATATTCAGTTACAGAATGGTAGAGGTATTAGTTTTTCTAATATGCCTAACAATGCAAATATGACAAGCGAATTGTTTGATGACTACGAAGAAGGTACAATATCTACATCTGTAAATGGCATAACTGCATCAACAAATGATGTATCAGGAACATATACTAAAATAGGTCGCCTTGTTCATTTAGAAGTTCGTGTTACTATTAGTGGTAAAAGTGGAGGCACAGGCAATCCTTATATATTGTTACCATTTAATGCAAGTGGAGCAGGTATTGGAGCATCTATTGTTGGGGCTCAAATTTCTAAAAATACAATTATAACAGGTGGTAGCCCTGCTTACTTAGGATTGTATGGTAGCACTAATCAGATTTACGCAAATGATGTAAGTGGTAATTACATAGGTGATGGTGATTGGGGAAATGGTGTAATGGGTTTTAATTTAGTATATAATACATAATAATTTTAATTGGATAATTAATAAGGAATAGATTATGGCTTTAACAAAAGAAGTAATAGAAGATAAAATAGAAATAGTTGGTGAATATAAAGCAGTTCAAGTAAGAACAGCTACTGTTGTCAAAGAAGATGGTGTAGAATTAACGCGTTCATTTACACGAAAGGTTTTACAGTCTTGTACAAAAAATGATGATACTTGGGCAGATACAGACATATCTGGTGAATCATCAGAGGTTCAAGGTATCTGTAATGCAGTATGGAGTGATGATGTTAAAACAGCATATAAGGCTTACATAGATTCACTAGATGCGTAAAAAACTAAATCAATGGGCAGATGCAAGTAAAATACTAAACGCTATGGTAATACTTGGTTTTATAATAGCATTTATGGTAAGCATATTTAGTTGTCAGGATTACCACATAGGTAAGACACGAGAAGAATTAGCACAAGAAATGTTTGAGTTAGATAGCTTAATGAGAAAAGTTATTTGGAAAGCAGATAGTTTAGGTATATATGAAGAGCTTTATATAAATGCTCAAAGAATCAATAATGGTAGTAATTAATGATTGAATTTATTGTAGGTCTTTTCTTTGGATATGTTATTAGTGGAGATGTAGGTGAACCTGTACCTTCACAGATAATTACATATACTGATAGCACACAAGTTGTTAAAGTCTATAGGTCAGATTTTCAAGGATATAGATATTATCCTAATTCATTAGCTATCGGTTGGAATACAAGTGATTACAGGTATTGGAAAACAGACCAGTTTATAAAGCCTGTATATAGAAAAAGAATAGTTGTAAACAAGAAGCCAAAGCCAAGACCAACGGAGAATAAAGAATGAGCGATTGTTGTTGTTGTTGTGGGTGTAAGAAGTGAAGCCAATAGGACAAGATTCAAGTCTTAACATTAGTTTGCCTATGCTTTTTCAAGCAGTAGCAGTAATTGGTGCAATGGTCTGGGGATATGGTGAGCTAAATGGTCGCATATCATTTCTTGAATACCAAGTAAAGATAAACGAAGAACATATTACAGCTATAGAAGAAGATGCTAAAGCTAGTCAAAATGCAGAGATACCTGCTGACATAAGGCAGAATGAAAAGATTGAAGTTCTTGAAAGAGAATTAGAAAGATTAAGAAATGGCAAACGCAATTAATACAGATAGCACTATCTCGCTCAGTGTGGCGATGTTAATTAAGGTTGGCTTTCTAATTATGGTAGTTACTGGCTCTTGGTATCAAGCTCAAATGCAATTTGCAGAACATCAAAGAAAAATTGAAGATTTACAAAATAAAGTTACTGTATTAACTGCTAGTGTGGAAGGTATGGAATCGCAACATATACAGAAACTTGAGGAAGAAAACAAAACCCTAATGCAAAAACTAGGGTTAAAAAGATAAGGAAATATAATGGCTAATAAAGAAAATAAAAAAGAAAATGCCCCAATGTTAAACCTTGATGGAAAAGAATATGATATTGACTCAATGACTGATGACCAAAAAGTTATGGTTAATCATATTGCAGACCTAAACAGAAAGATTGATACAACAACATTCAATCTTCAGCAATTGCAATTTGGAAGGCAGTCTTTTATTGAGGCTCTTAAAAATGCTTTGACTGAAGAGAAAGAAAAAGAAAATGGAAACTAGAATTAACACTATTGATAGAGTGATAAGTGAAGATGGATTGTCTGATGTTTGTAAGACAGTTCACTATTCGTTTGTTAAAAATAAAACAGTAGGCGAAGGCGATGATGCGGTTACTTACTCTGCATCAAGTATCGGTACAGTAGGTTTAAACGCTCCAGACTCTGAAAACTTCACAGCTTATGCCGACATCACAGAAGAAGATGCGCAAGGATGGGTAGAAGCTAAAATAGGTGCAGACAGACTTGCAGAAATTGAAGCAGGTTTAGATGCACAAATCGCAAAACAAGAAACACCAACAAGAGCAACTGGAAAACCTTGGTAGCATGGCAAAGAATCTTAAAAATGTAAACCTTAATGGATTAAGTGCAATGCAGAAAAAACAAATGCAGAAACACAAAGTTCATCACACTAAGAAACATCTATCTATGATGGCTTCTGAAATGAGAAAAGGTAAAACTTTTAAGCAATCACATAACAAAGCACAAAAAGAAGTTGGTAAGTAATGATTGAAACGTACGCTGAATACGGTGCTATTGGAGTTATTGTATCATTATTTGTAATGATGATAGTAAATCTTATGAAGAGTCAAAGAACCCAGAATGAAGATTTAGATGTAATACGTCAAGAAATAACTAAGATAGAATCTACTATGGAGAATGTAGAGGGAATAACAATCAAGTTAATAGAGAGATGGAATAAGTCAGACGATATAAGTGCTCGACATAGAGAAGATATCGTAAGAGAATTAAATGATGTAACCGATGATTTAGCGTACCTTAAGGGTCGTATTAATGGAAAGGCTAGTTGACAAATGATAGATTCAACTAAAGCATTAGCTAATGGTATGATTGGAGTAGGTGTTTGGTGGACTAATCTACCAATGTTACTGCAAATGGCTGTTTCTATTGCAACTTTAGTATATTTAATAGTTAAAACAAATAATGAAATTAGGAGAAGATAATGGGTTTAAAAGAAATGTTAGTAGCTGCAGCTGAAACTCAAGCAGATTCAATTAAAAAACAAATGGTTGACCAGCTTACTTCAGACGAAATGGCTAAGACAATCGCTACAAAAATTAATGAGAAGATTGATATTCCATTTGTAAGCGAAGATAAAGAACAAATCTTTTTTGAGAAGTGTGTTGACGTTGTTACTGACCTAGTAGAAGGTTTAATTAAGGGTAAGTAATGCCAAGATTTAGTAGAAATAGCAAACACAAACTATATACTTGCGATGAGAGACTGGTTGGATTGTTTGAAGAAGTTGTTAAGGGTTTTGATTGTACAGTATTAGAAGGACATAGAGGACAAAAGGCTCAAGATGAAGCATATGATAAAGGAAATAGTAAGCTTAAGTTCCCAAATGGGAAGCATAATAAAAGTCCCAGCATTGCTGTTGATGTTGCTCCTTACCCTATTGACTGGCATGATAGGGATAGGTTTCATTACTTTGGCGGCTACGTTCTTGGAATTGCTAAACAAATGGGACTCAAGATAAGATGGGGTGGAGACTGGGATATGGACACCAAAACCAAAGATAATAAGTTTGACGATTTAGTACATTTTGAGATAAAGGAATAATGCCTAAACAGTTTAAAACATATACACGTTTTGATGGTGGTCTTAACACTAAGACTAACTCACGCTCTATTGCTGATAACGAACTAGCTCAAGCTAATAATGTTATTGTAGATGAGTTTGGCATAGTTAAGTCTGCTGGTAAAGTTACAGATAATACAAGCGATTATAATTCTAATGAAAACTTAAGCTTAGATGCGTCTCAGCCTGGATTTGGCTTATTTCAAGCGAGAATGGACTACACTGGAGTTAGTGGCTCTGGAACTAATACATCTACAATAAAGACATTTTTGGCTGATACAGATGCTACTTCTGATACTAGGATACATGTAGCTGATGGTAGTGGTGATTTTTCAGAAGCTATAGACTTAGGTAGCACTGCAAATGGTAAGGTAATATATGACTTAGCTGATGGTGTGGTAAGAGTTTGTGATACTAATTTTGGTTCTGGTAATAGTGTAAAATGGTATGGGTATGTAAATAAAAAGTTATGGCTAGACGATAGCTTAAGCCAAATAAATGTTGGAGGAGGCAGTGCTCAAACAGTAAATGAATGGGTAGTGTCTGACGCTCCACCAAAACAACCATTTGCTGGTACAGCTGCAACTGGATTAGTTAGCGCTGTTCTTGGAATTGACGATACTCTTGAAGGTCAAGCCAGTGGAACTACGGTAACACTATCAGGCTCAACCACAATAACAGATACTGGTAACACATCTGGAACAGACACTCAATTAGATACTGGTTTATATGTTCTTATAAACGGCCCAGGCGCTGATACAGTAGGAATAGTACAAAGGAATAGTAATACAGAGCTAATAATAGATTCATCTAAAACTTGGAATGTTCTTGGCTCTGATACAAAACTATATATAGCTCCTGATGCTGGACTTGGATTTAATCTTCAAGCAATAGCAACTGGAAGTGATGGTAGTATACCAGCTGGTACGTATGAGTTTGCTCAAACATTTATTTACGATGGCGCTCAAGAGTCGTTGCCAACCTTAATGACTGGACTAACAACTATTGCCACTAATAAAAGACTTGACCTCTCTATTATAGCTTCGCATGGTTATGACAAAAGAATTACTGGTGGTAGAATATATTTTAGAGATTCTACCTCTAAGGGAGATTTTCAGCTTTTAGCAGATATAGATTTAACCTATGGTTGTAGAACAAATTTAGAATCTAAGCACGTTGGTTGGTCAACTATATATTCTTCAGCTTCTTTTTTGTTTTGTACTGTTTCAATACAAGACCCAAATGCTGATACATATAGCTCTTTAAATGGATATAACGCTGATTTATCTAGCATATCAATAGGCAATACTGGAGAAGGGTATAAGACTAGCGTAGTGTCAAACAGAAGAAGGTTTGTAGCTAATGTAAAGTCTATTAATGACAAAGGACAAACAGTTGTTCAGTCAGATAGATTAATGTATAGTGAGATAAATAAATTTGATACATTTCCACCTTTTAACTTTATTGATTTAGGTGCTAATGATGGAGAAGACTTTGTAAAGATAGAGTCTTATGCTGATAGATTGTTAGCATATAAGAATAGAACATTGTATGTTATTAACGTGGGTGGTGGTTCTGATACTCAATGGTTTTTAGAGTCAGAGCATAAAAATATGGGAGTAGACTTCCATGCAGCAGTCGTAAAAACAGACTTTGGAGTTGCCTGGGTAAATAAAAATGGTTTATTCTTTTACGATGGTTCACAGATAAGAAACTTGCAAAGCAAAATACTTGAATCAGATTGGACAGGCTTTGTAAACGATGATACTATGATTGGATATGAACCAACTCATAAACATTTAGTTATAGTTAGAGATGCTGCAGCTTCTGGTGGTACAAGTGGTGATGCTTATGTTTATAGTTTTATTACAAACAGCTTTACTTTTGTAGAAGATATGGTTGATAACTCTGTAAAAACTAATATTATTACAGACCTACATAATAATATGACTTTAGGTGTAGGAACAGATGAGTTAGAATCTTATGATGGAGAGCCAGATTCTGGAGCTACATTTGACATAAAGTTAAAAGACGATGACTTTGGTTTTCCTAATATAGTTAAGAAGATTTACGGTGTAACTGTAGAATATGCTAGTGGAGCATCTAATAGTAATGGTGTTAAATATTTTTATACAAATGATAGTGGTACAAAGCAAGGAACTGCTAATGCTGGGACTTTAGCTAGTACAAGCAATGACTTAGATGTAAATAGAATTACATTTGGTTCTCCATTACTAGCTTCTTCTTTTCAAGTTCAGATAGATTTAGATGGAAGTAGTATTCAAAAAGTAAATAGTGTTGGTGTAGAGTATAGACCATTATATAAGAGAATTACATAATGCCTATTGATAGAGAAAAAAGATTTTTATATAACTCTAAGGGAGTTAAAACAAAGTTACAACAAGGATATCCATCAAACGATTCTGGAAATGATGGAGAAGAAAGACTGGTGAAGACACCAGATGGTAAGCTTAGGCTTTACAGAAAAGAATTAGGTGCGTGGCACTTTTTAGAATTTACAAGGAGTTAAGATGACTTTAGCAGAATTATTAGCAAGTATACAAGCTGGTCAGGCAGCTGGAATGGGTGAGACTGGAGCTCAGTTATCTATTACAGCGGAAAGTGAAAGAAGGGATATACGAAAAGCTACAAAAGAACTAAGAGAAAGATTTAGGGAAGCTGGAGAACAAGCTAAAAAAAGAGAGAAAAAAAGAGGTGTTGGCAGGCTAGTAGGTGGAACATTAGGTTTTCTTGCAGGTGGTTCTGGTGGTAGAGCTATAGGAAGTGCTATTGGTCAGCAGTTAGCAGCTGGTAATAATAATATTGGTCGTGTATCATCTGGATTAGGTGGAGGTATGTTTTTCCAAGGAGCTAGAGAAGATGTAGAATCATCGCAAAGGGATATTAATAGATTTATAACTGACGCAAATAGAGGGTTTAGTAGAAATGTTCTTGCAAGCGCTGCTAAAGATTATTTAAATGCTAGAAACCTTGAAAGTCTTGGCGTAACTAGAGAAGGATTGTTAGACCTAGGAAAAGCTACTATAGAAGGATTAAAAACAGGAGGTATTAAAGAAGGTTTAGGAACGATACAGGACTACATTCAATCTTTTAAACCAGGAGCTTTTGGTAGAACTGAAATCCTAAGAGGTTCAACTGGTGTTGGATTAATTGGAGGTATGGACACTATTCCAGAGGTTTTTCGTGAGATTGGTTCAATTCCAACAGCTGCTAGCGTATCAAATCCATTATTAAATTACAGAGGAACATCTCAGCAAAATATGGGAATATCTAGAAATCTTGGTTTTGACCCTAGCAAATCTTTAGTTGACCAATTAAAATCATTAGGGATGGCATCTGACTTTGCTTCGAGACGTTCACTTTATGGAGGAATAATATAATGAGTTTTCAAGATTTACTACAGCAAGCAGGATTAAGTGGTTTTCAACAATACTTTGGAGACCCAACTAAAGAAGCTTCTATGGGTCAACAAGTAGCTCAAGCTTTTGGCTTTGAAGGAAGTCAAGCAGAACAGTTTGGTCAATTTTTTCAAGGCATAGACCAGCAAAGATTGTTGGATGCAGCTGGAGAAATAGGTCAAAGGCAATCAATGAGAACTGGTCAACTATATGGAGACGTTAGTACTCAGCTTGGAGAATCAATGGAACAGCTTAGACAAAGAGCTGGTCAAGCTGGATTTGCTGGCTCTGGAGCAGCCATGAGACAAGCTTCTCAGTTAAGAGGTGGTGCTCAAGAGACAATAGGTAGAGGTTTATATGGAATAGAGCAGCAAAGAGGTCAAGAAATGGCTGGAATAACTGGATTGCTTCAAAACTATTTAACTAGTACGCTCAGAAGAGGTGAACAAATATCTAGGCTAGACCCAACATCTGGAGTAGCACCGACTCCTCAGCCTACAATTAGACAGCAAGCAATTCAGCAAGATGTTCAAGAAATTTTACAAGCTAATCCAACCATGACTTACGAGCAAGCTTTGGATATAGCAGAACAATCAGCTGATAGACTTTAGGGAGATTTTATGGCAAACGGATTTGATTACGAATCACCAATAAACAGATTGTTAAGCGTTACTATACCTCAGTTTATAGAGGGTCAGCTTAACAGACAAGAATCAGCTAGAAGATTTGACGAGCAGCAAGCTTTTAGACAACAACAGTTCGATGCACAAATAGAACAACAAGCACGTCAAAACGAAATAATGGATAAAGCCCTCAAAACAGAAGAGCTAAACAGAGAAAATACAGAGCGTCTTGAGATAGAAAACAGTATGTTAAGCAGCATTCAACTTGAATCTGATTCTGAAAACGCATTAAGACTTGCTGAAAACTTTGAGTTTAAAACCGTTCAAGGTAAATCTAGATTTAGAGTTTTAGAAAAACAAATTCAGCTAGGAAAAGAAAACAATAGCAATATATTAAATTCGTATAGGCAGATTTTACCACCTGAAGTTATTGATGATTTAGAATCAAGCTCTTCTTGGAACAAACCAATAACTCACTCTGATGTTAAAGATAGGCTTGGGATATACATATCTACAGAAAAATTTGCAGATACTCAGTTTAATAATAAAGTTACAATTCTATCTAAAAATTTAGATTCTATTGAAAAAAGACTTAAACCTATTAATGACATGTTAAGCAAGATGGCAGTTTCTCCTGATAGTAAAAAGTCTCCAGAATACCTAAGCCTTTTACAGCAAGCAAATACATATCAAGACCAGTTAAATAAAGGTTATTCAGAATTAAGTAGCTTTTTATCTCAAGAGTCTGGATTAGAAATAAAAACATATGAGCCACCATCAGGAGTTCTTGCATCATACCCTAAAAGAAACTTAACTGTAGGCGTAGATGTTACTATAGATGAAGTTAGTAAATTGCCACCTGGAACATCAATTAATATGGAAGGAGCAACATTTCAAGTAACGGAAACTGGTGAATTTAAAGCAGTTGATAGTTCTGATGCTGCTACATTTAGTAAAGCTTTGGAAGAAAATTTATCAGAAATATATGTTGATGATATTCCTTCTTCTATTGAAACTGTAACTCCAGAGCCTCTAACAGAAGTTGGTGTTGACGATGCTGGAGCTGTTGAAAGATTAGCAGAAAGAACTTATGAGGGTGGTAAAGAACCTATGTCTAGAGGCTTTGAAGACATATTAAGAGCTTCCCCTTCTCAACAAAGAGAGATAGGTACTGGAGAAGGCGGTATGATTACTTTTGGAGGAGCTCCAGAATCTAATATAAAAGCATTAAGAAGTGCTGAAAAAGGAATAAGTCAAACACTAGATAATCTTATGGCATCTAGAGCTGAATGGCAAACATCCTTTCCATCTACTCAACAAGAAACAGAAAGTGTTAACAGTAATTACTTACAAAATATAGATAAGTCAAACAAAGAGTTAGGGTTTTTACTTAGAAATACTTATCAAGCTTATTTTAATGAGACAAACCCAAGAATAAAAGCAAGGCTTAAAAAGTCATTAGATAGAGCTGTTTCTAGGGTTGAGTCAGAAAATTCAAAGTTTCAAAAAATGAAACAATATAAAGGTAAGTATAAAAGATGGGAGAGAACAGCTCAATCTGTTCCTTTAATTAGCAATGAAACTATTGCTATAGCTAATGCAATTAAAACAGCAACAAAGTTACCAAGCTCAGCTCAAGATATTTTAGATACCAATAAAGTATCAAATGCTGAATTAGAGCAACAAATACAACAAGATTTTAAAATTTCACCACAAGAATTTGAAAGAGAAATAGAGAAAGATTTTAATGCTTTACCAGATGACGTTAGATTAGGAGTGTATAATAATGACATTAATAATTACAGAACAGCTATGGTAAATAGAATGAGAAATGCTGCAGTATATGGAAAAGCCCCACAAGGAGCTGTTGAACAAATACTTAATTCCTTGCAATAAAATTAAAGAGAGAGTTTAAATGAACGGAGAACCCAAAAATACTTACACCTTAGATGAATTAAAAAAGGTTTATAGTTACTATCAAACTAGACAGCCTAGTATAAATCAAAATACTCCATATCAAAATCTTAATAGAGACCCAGATTTATTTTCTGAGCAATCAAGAGTTCAAGAAAAAGAAATTTTTGATTTCTTACCTAATGTTGTAAAAAAAGCTTATAATGAATCTATAACTGGAATGTCTGAGCAGTTAGTTACTGGAGAAAAAAGGTTTGATTTAGATGGTTATGACCCTGGAGTTATGGCTGATATTGGAGCTGGAATACTATCATTTTTTATGCCAGCAGATTTTGTAGCTACAATAGCTGGTGGTGGTATTGGTGGAGTAGCTGGCAAAGCAGCTGCTAAATCTGCTTTAGGTAAAGCAGCCACAATGGGTACAAAGAGATTGCTAAACAATGGTACTAAAAAAGAATTAGCTAATAAAGTTATAAAGTCTGGAACTGAAAAGATTTTAACAGAAGCTGGTAGACAATCTGCTGGTTTTGGTGTGTATACTGGTATAGCTAGCGCATTAAAACAAAAAATAGATACAGATGAAATTGATTGGAGCGATGTATTAACAGATTCAGCTAAGGGTAGTTTATCTGCTGGAGTAGGTGGTGCTGTTTTAGGTAGAGCTACAGCAAAGGGAACTGCAAAAGCTCTTGCGTACACTCAAGAGGCTGCTGCTTTTGGTACTATTGACCCTATATTAGAGGGTAGACTGCCAAGCCCTATGGATTATGTAAACTCTGTTGGATTTGCTCTCGGTATATCTGGTGTTGCTGGAGCTCCTGGAGCTATTAAAAAATTAAATGCATACAAAAGAAACATATTTGAAAAAGAAGGTATAGGTAGCTTTGACAATCTTTCAGTGGAAGATATAGGAAAGCAAAGAAATATAGCAAATATATTTACAGAGTCAATGTGGGATGGTGAGAGAGGTATAAAGAGATGGGAAATTATATCTCCAGATGCTTCAGATGTTAAGTTTACAGACGTAAGTGTTATTGGAAGGCAACCTGCAAAAGGAAAGTCTAAATTTAAGGGAGATTCTTTTAAGATTATAGACAATAACACCCAAGAAATAAGAAATATAAATAGAAATAAATTTTTTAAAAAATATTCAGAGTCAAAAAAATCTAGAATAAAAACAGAATCTAATATTTATGACATGGCTGAAGAGCTAAAAATAAATGTAGATGGAGAAATAAATGTTTTTACAAACGGAAGGGCTAAAAAAGTATCTGATTTATCTGATAGGGATTTAAATAATTTTCATCAAATGTATTTTAGAAATTATCAAAACTCTTTATTTAGAAAAGGTTTTGCTCAGTATTCTTCTGATATGCCACAAACAGATTTATTTGTTCATTATTTTGGTGAAAAAGCAGCTAACTTTTTACGCTCTCCACTTAAAAATTTTAAAGATAAAGGCTCTCAAGCAGTTGCTAAGTCTCTTATAGATTTATCAGATTCAATATCTGGATTTGAAGCAAGGTCTCGTACAGACATTTTGGCAGCTAAAAAAATACTTGGTAAAAACAAAGATAGATTGACTAGAATATATAGAGAAGCTGTAGGTTCTGCTCCAGAAACAAAAGCAAACAGAGAAGCTGTTCAGTTGATTAGAAAGTGGTCTGAAAGTAGGTTTGAATACGCAAGAAAAGGCGGCATAGTTCCAAAAGGTAAAATAGAAAAATACTTACCAAGTATGTTTAATGCTAAAACAAAAGACCTATTATTTGATGATTATGTAAGAATAGAAAGAGATTCTAATTTTATGTTTGCTGACAACATAGAGCTTGGTCAAAATTCAAAAAACTTGTTAAATAAAATTATATCTGACAAAGTTATGAATAATAAATTAAGCCCTCAGTTTAGTATTTTAATTGAAGACATACAAAGACAGTATAAAAGAAGTGGTAAAAAAACTAACATGACATATGCTGAAGCATATTCTTTATTTAGAGAAGAAATTAGGCCAAGTAAAGTCAACCCTCATGGCAACCTAGAAAGAAAAAGAAAATTTAATATACCAGAAGAGCTACTAGAAACAGACCCGATTACATTAATGGCTGTATACGATTCCAGACTAGGAAGAAGGGTGGAAACATCTAGAATTTGGGGTAGAGATAATGAAGGTATAAACGAAGCTATTAAAGAAATTGGAGTTCCTGGGGAACAGAGAAGGCTTACAACACTAGTAGAGCAGATGACTGGATTTGCAGAAGCTGATTTAAGTAGGCAGAGGTCTCCAGAATTAAGAAAGCTAGTTACTAATTTTATGGGATTTGAAGCTATGACAAAAATAGCTGGTGGAGATGCTACTATAGCCAACATATTTCAGCCAATGATATCAACCATACCATCACTAGGTATAGGAAGAACAGCAAAAGGATTTATTAAACTTTTAGATAAAGACTTTAGAGCTAAGCTACCTACTGTATACGTTGACTTTATTAGAGAAATAGTTGGTGAAGCATCTAGTACATCGGTAATGAGAAAAGCATCTGATTTTGCTGCTACATATAGTGGGTTTACACCAATTAATAAATTTAACAATATGCTAGCATCTGCTACAGCTAAGATAGCAATTGACGATTATATAAAAGCTTACCAAAAAAATCCTACTAGCTTTAGGGGTAAGTACGCTAAAGACAAATTAAGAAAGTTATTTAATATAGATGCAGAAAGATTAGATTCCTTGACGAGTTCTAAGGTAGATTCAGCGACAGCTGCTTTTGCTAAAAAAAGTCAGCTTCAGAGAGATTATTTAAGAGAACCTTTATGGCTTAGCAATCCAGCAACAAGACCATTTGTTTTGTTTAAAAGTTTTGGTGTCAAGCAAGCTGGTTTTATAACAGAGCAAATCAGAGAAGAGTTTCAAAGAGGTAATCCTCTTATATTGGCTAGGCTAGCAGTAGGTGGAATGGCTGGTGGTGCTGCAATTAATTATGCTAAAAACTTTATGACAAATGTATTATCAGGTAGAGACTATAAACCGAAAGAAGATACTAAGTTTAATGAATTTGTTCAGAGCTTTGGAACTGTGGGTGCATTTGGAATGTTATCTGATTTTATGGATGCAGAAGATTTAGCTGGTCAATTAGAGTTTACTTTAAAACCAGTTTTCTACAGTGATTTAGAAAAATCTGTAGATTCCTTTGGAGAACTAATGAAATCTGTAGATGAATTTGGTTTTAATATGATTTCTTTTAGAAGGGCAGCGTACAAAGCATCTCCTATACTAGGAACAAATGCAAGGAGATTGTCAGAAAGATTTCTTGCCACACAATCTCAGAAAAGAAATGCTCAAAAGAACAGAAAAGGTAAGGTTAGAACTGATGCATTAAAACTTATGTCTGAAGGAAAAAGTGATTTAGCTACAAGAAGAATAGTGCAATGGAATAACTCAAATCCAACCAATCCAATAACATATAACGATATAAATTATAAAGAAATATATAGATATGTTATGAAGAAGAACATGAAAGTTGACACAGAGAATATGACAGACGAACAACTAATGCTCTATAGAAACTTTATAAGGTAGTAATGGCTAGAAAATTTAAACCAGTAAAGAAAACAAGGAGAGGAACTCCGTTAAAATACGTAAGGGGTTCAAAGAATCCATCATCTAGAGAGGCTGAGATACGCAGAACAAGAGAGTTGTATAGAATGGGAAAACTAACACCAGCTATGATGGATAAAATATCTAAACTAAGGAGTGAAAGTGCCACGAAAAAAAGCAAGCCCACGAAAAAAAGCAAGCCCAAAAAGAAAAACATCAGGGGGTAAAGCAGCTGTACTAGCTAAGTACTCTAAGAGCTCTGGCATATCTAAAGGTACTTTATCTAAGGTATACTCTAGAGGATTAGGTGCTTTTTATTCTAGCGGTTCTAGACCTGGAACTAGTGCTCATGCATGGGCTGCTGGCAGAGTAAGAAGTTTTGCAACTGGAAAAGGTGGAGCTAGAAAAGCTGACGCTGATTTAATTAGAGGTGGTAAGAAAAAAACAACCACCAGAAAGAAGAAGAAGTAATGCCTGCTAAGAAGAAGAGAGACTCACGACTAGCTAGAGCTGGTGTATCTGGTTTTAATAAGCCAAAGAGAACACCAAGTCATCCTAAAAAAAGTCATGTGGTAGTAGCTAAAGTCGGAGATAAAATTAAAACTATTAGATTTGGAGAGCAAGGAGCTAGTACTGCTGGTAAACCTAAGGCTGGAGAGTCTAAGAAAATGAAGATGAAACGTAAGTCTTTTAAAGCTAGACATAGAAAGAATATAGC